CTCCCTCGCCAGTACGCGAGAGGGAGTTCGTGATTTCGTTCCCGATGTCCTCCAGCGTGTTGTTGCCCCACTCCGTCTCGATGACGGTGTTGGGCTCGACAGGGTTGCCCGCGGGCAGCGTGTAGGTACCGGATGAGTTACGCGGCATCTCTGCACTCCTGTACTAATAACGGTGTCGGTTCGACTCTGTAATCGCATCTAGTGCGCGTTTTTTTCTCATCGCCTCTTGCCTTTTACGTTCTTTATCCTGCGACCTATCGTGAATGAGCCTAAGTGAAAGCGGCAACCACCTATTCGATGGATAGATTTGTCGTGACGATAAAGTCCGGTTGAATTCGTTAACATCGGTGAGAAGCAGACGATTCGCGTGTTCAAACGCTTTTGTGCGACTGACGTTGTCACGTTGCTTGGCAGCTTCCTCTGCCTTACGCAAAGCTGCGGTCAAGACCTGTGGCCCTGACACTCTAGACACGTCGACACCAAACTTCGCGAGATTCGTTACGTCATTAACTGTGAGTCCTGGTTGTGGAATCTCTGCAAATCTGCCCAGAGCCCGCTGTCCAGTTGGTAGATTAGCAATTAGTCGAACAGTCCGTTGTTCAGAATCGAGTCCTTGGAGCAACTTGTCCGCCGCTCGCTCTCCCAGCACATGCTTTAACTTTTGCTCCGTCAACAGACTGACGGATCTGGGTTCATATATACCTCCTGTCGATGCGCCGAATTCATCGCCGAAATGAGTCGCGACGCCTCGCTTAGCACCGTCTGTAAACTGCTCCAGTAACTCTTGTGCCTTGGGTGTTGTGACGTTCTTTACCTTCTCCCAAGCTGCCTTGAAATCTACCAAGGGTACTGTGTCATCGAATACTTTGTTTAGACCTATGTCGAACCCATCTGCGCTGAATTTATACTTCGCTGCCGTATGCGCCGCAGCTTCATACCCTGGACTGAGTTTACGGAGTTCCTCTCCAAATGACTTGCTCAGTTCCTGCCACGAATGAGTCACGCCAGAGCTGTCGTAAATAACCTGCCCTAAGGCGTTGTGCTGGACCTTTTCGGCCATGCCGACCTTCAGGGCATGCAACATTTTAAGCGTCGGCGCGAAGACAACCTTCGGGTTAATCGCATTGACCTGCCCAGTGGCATCAGCCATTAGGCCGTAGCTCTCACGGAAAAACGGCTCCTTGCCTTTGTGTGTTGCGATCCACTGCCGTTCCAATACGTCAACACCCGTCTTGAGAATCGCAGGCATTTCGTCCAGCGCTAGCACCTGCTGGATCATTTTGATGGTGTCGGCGCTTGCGCTAGTTGTAATAGGGAGGCGCTTGCCGGGTCGAATCTGTGTAGGAAACTTAGCCTGCGCTGTCTCGTACGCTTCCGTCGCGATATTGAGGTCCCTCCTTGCACTTTGTAACGCCTGTTGCGTCTCTGCTGCCTTCCGGTGCGCCTGCTGTAGAGTTTCGAGCAGCGCGTCGGCTTGCGCGCGCGGCATTGGAGCATTCGCGTTAAGTGTTAGGTTAGGAGGTAATGCGTAGGCGGCTTGCGCCAACGCTTGATCGGCTTGCCGAAACTCTGCGAGAGCGGCGTCCACAGTTCGCTGCGCGGTAATAATATTGGCTTCATAGAGAGCTACCAGTCCGCCAGTACGATCGTCAACATCGAACGCATCCTTGTATTGGACAGCGGCTTGCTTCAAACCCTCTTCGTGCGCTGTCGCTTGCTGCCTGCGCGCGTTCATCGGTTCGTGTCCGGTGGTTGCTTTAACCATTGAGCTAATGCGCTGTGGTTGAGACTCACTGAATGGCGTCAGCACACTTTCAGCATATTTAAGAGCTTCAGGAGACGCGTTTGCGGCAGCCATGATGATGGGCGGCGCATCACGGGATGCTGCCGCTGCTAGTGGTGGCGGAAAGTTCTCATCAAACTCCGTCGTCCTCATAGGCGGAACCCGAACGCCTTCTTTAAGGATATCGGTGGCGTGCGCTTCGTGTGGCTTCAATACCCTAAGCCCTTCTGTCCCGACTTCTGTCCCGACGTTCGGTGGACGGCGTAGTCCCACTAGTGGTACGAAGCCGCCACCATAACCAGCGAGGAGTTGCACAGGTACCGGGGCTCCTGCTGCGGCCGCTACGCTTTGCGCCAGACCTGCTGTACCACCGCTAACAATTTGTCGGCCTGGATTCTGGGTCGCTTGAGCGGCGATTCGGCCCGCACGTTCCAGCACAGCCGGACGAAATTGAGAGGCTAAGTATGGGAGCTTTCCTAAGCTATACATCAACCCTTTCGCTGAACCGACGCCCGCCGCCGCTGCCTCCACTGCGTTCTCGCTAAGAGTCCGAGGACCTTCTCCGAATACCGCCTTATTGATGGCTCCTCCAAAGGTCGGCATATAGTAGTCGGTGCCCGCGGCATAGTTGCCAAGATTCCATGCACCACTAGCCAAGTCAACGAGTTGTCCACCTAGGTATCCTATAGTTGCCCCCGCTGCTGTGCCGACTACTGGGACTACCGAACCGACAGCGGCACCGAGTGCAGCTCCAGCTAACGGCGTGGCTTGGCTGTGTATGAGACCCCTCGCTGCCGCAGGAAAATAGCCACTCCCACGGGCGTCCGCGTCTGGCCGTGCACTCCCACGGGCGTCCGCATCTGGCTGTGACGCGCGTGTCGGCGGCTCTTCAAGTTGCTTCCGTAAAGCATTCACTTCAGCGATTTTCGCGGCTGACTGCGCTTGTAATTCAAGTCCACGGATGACCCTGGGATCGTCCAAATCCAAATCGTCAGGTATCCCGCCGATTATCCGACCATTCGACGCTGTGTATCGTTTTGCCATAAAACTATACTCCGCGCATTACAACAAACTCAGTGTCATCGCCGGTTAACCTTGGGAGGCATGGCGTGCGGATTCCTCAGAGCAATATCTATGTCGCTAACTACACGTGCGTAGCGATTATAAATGCGGTTTACCTCTTCGAGCACACGCTGCGGGCCAATACTCAAATCCAGCGCTGAAACTTGGAGCGATAACTGTTCGAGCTCGTATCTTGTGGTGTTTCCCAAGCCAGATGCTCCGGTTGAGCTCAGACGCTTAAGCTCTTGTAACGCTCCGATCTGAAGACTAGCTTTAATCGTTCCTATCCACTGACTTGCTTCGTTTGCGTTTGTTCCCCACACACCCTTAGTCATTTGGCCCACCACAGGAATGTAATTATGAGCCATCGATTCAACTAATCGTCGAATATTGTCCCGGGCGTTCCCTACGTCCTCTAAGTTACGAGCGGCGGAGTTATATTCATTCTGAAGTGATTGATAATCTTGCAGCCGTTGGTCATATGCTTCTCTCGCGGCCTCAGCTCTTTTCTCTGCAACTCCCGCAGCCAGAATGTCCTGGTCACTTTGCGTCTTCGCGGCGTCGAGCAAACTCTTGACGCGACGGGACTCGTCTGGAACGGCCATCCCGTGGCTAGCGATACCCCAGTCACCCAATTCCACTGGCCTATCAGCGAACCTTGCTTTTTGAAAGAAATGCTTAGTCGTATCCTCCATGCTCGGGCCTACCCAAGCCGACATCAAACCGAGCGCAGTATCCCGGTCTTGAGCACGCTGCCTCTCCAGCGCATATTGCCTTTGCGTTTCCACGTCAGGGGCGTTGATCAGAGCCAGTGCCTGAGTCAACGCAGTATTTTCACGCGGAACGTAACCTGTAGGTCCGGTGTATTGGAACCAAGGATTAAAGGTGTCCGTGACTTGGTCGGTCTCCGAACCTCCGCCTACGCTTGGCTCTTCTGACTCCAACTGGAGCTTCAGCGGCTGACGAAGAAGGTTTGTCGCGACTAGCGATGGTAACGACTGAGATCGTTCTGGCTTGATAGGTAGTGTCCCCTCGCTTCGAGGTAACCAGCCTAGCGATGTCATAGACCCCGTGTTATCCTGGGGTATGTTGGAGGTGTCTACAGGCACGCTTTGTGATGGGACTGGTGCTGTCGCTCCGCCTGCGCGCAAAGCGCCAGCCATAGATGCCATTTTTACCATTTTCCTAAACGACGCTGGCTGCTGTAGTAGCTGGCTGTATTCCTCTAACTCTTTCTGGCGTTTGAGTTCGTCGTTTGTTTCCCTCCAAAAGACTCTTTCTTCGTGCGGAGAGTTGTATGGCCCCGGCATAAATCACTTACCTTTCACATCTCGTGCTGTGCAGATCACGGAGACGTAGAACAGCGTTGAATTTGTCGTCTCTCATAGTGACTTGTTGCGTCGTCGCATCCACAACCACTCAGGCTCTGGTGTGCTTCCCACTGGAGTATTGAGTGGTTGTTGATTCAACAACCCCTCAAGGTACGGTTTCATTTGTTGTCTTAGTGCAGTCGCTTGTGCATCGACCCTGTCCTGCTCTTTAGAGGCACGCAAACCCTGTGCAAAGTTGCCAATCGCCTGTGTCCAATGCGGCGCGACAGCTACGCGACCGACCATCTCCGTTCGTAGCGGTGTCTGCGAACGCTCGCGCAACGAGTTGATGGCGGCCTGCTGACGTAGGAGCCGTTCCTGCTCTGGAACCTGCATACCGAGTTGCATAAGAAACGCCGCCGCCGGGTCTGCTGTGGCCCCCGGGGTTGACAGCAATTCTTGCTCATCCTCATTGCCCCACACGTCGAAAAACCGTTTGAACACGTTTGCCATATCGCCATCTCCAGTTGATGTCGTTTACTTACCAAATGAGAACGGGTTGAATGAACCAGCGATGTTTGTCAGTCCGCCAATTACGTTGCCCATTGCGCCTGCCTTGGCGTTGTAGGCGTCGAGAGCGGCTTGGTGCTGCATATCTGCGGCTTGCAGAATCTGAGGCGTCTGGGCGATGCCAGCCGTGTGGAAGGATGGGAACTGAGGCATTCCGACCTGCTGGCCGGTCAGCAGCGCGTTCATCTCGTTCAGACTCATGCCGCGAGACTGCATTTGTTCGACGATGGCCTGCTGGCGAATCTTGTTCATCTGGTCGGAATACTGCAATGCCTGTTGGAAGTCCTGCTGTCGCGCGTTGTTGACAGCCTGCATTCGCGCGAGGTCGAGGGCGCTAGCCTGACCGAGCGCAGCGTTTCGCATTCGCGCCGCCTCCGTGTTCTGCGCGAAAGCCAGCTGATTGGCCTGATTGGCAAGCTCGGCCTGTCCCATCAGTTGTGCATACAACTGCTGCTGGGCGGTGTTGCCGAACGTGCCCGCGCCGAGCGTCTGCTCGTATGCTTGACGGAGCGCCTCGTTGCGGAACTGGTTGCCTTGCAAGCCTTGCTCGAACAGTTGCTGCGCGGCCTGATTGATCGCTTGGCCTGCACCTAGCGACTGCGCATACGCCTGCTGCGTCGCTTCGTTGCCGAACTGCCCAGCCGCGACGGCCTGATTGAACCGCTGGGCCTCGGCGGCATTCGCAGCCTGGATGGCATCAAGGTTCTGCGAGAACGCCTGCTGTGCGGCTTGGTTCTGGAACTGATTCGCGCTCAAGTCCTGACCGAACTGCTGCTGCATCGCTTGGTTGGCGAATTGACCCAGCGCGAGGTCTTGTTGAAACGCTTGCTGCGCCGATTGCGACTGCATGTCGTATAGGCGCTGCGCTTCGGCGCCTGCTATATCGAGCGCGTTGTAGCGTTCCGCGGCTTGGCGCTGGTTCATCTCGTCCAGTGCGCGCCGGTAACCCTCTGTGCCAGTCTGGAAACCCTGGTTGGATAGCTGCGTTTCCAGTTGTCTGCGCTGATACTCGTGGAGAGGGTTCATGCGCTCCATCAGCGAGGTCGCGATCCGGTCGCGATAGCCAGAGTCGAATTGCGGGATCAGCGGGTTGTCGCCGAGATTCAGCGCGCTTTGCGCTCCGATGGGATTGGTGCGTGTGGCGAGCAGACCCATCATTGGGTCCACATCGCCGCGGATATTCGCGCTCTGGACACCGCGCGTGAGGCCGCCGAGCATCGGGTCGAAGTTCATCGAAACCGGCGTTTCTGGAGTTCCGTAGGACAGTCCGCCGGTTGCACTGTCGATGCCCATGCGCGGGCCACCGAAACTGAAGCCGCGCACGATGGCGTCGTTGTTGGTCGGAATATCGGTGCGTAGACCAGGGGAGTAGTCTGCCACAGAACTCATCATGGGCTGTGGTTGGCCGACCATCGTAGTCGGTGGCAGCGACTTCCAATCGAAGGGCAACCGATACTCATCGCCTACCCGCTGCATGAACCCAGAGGCGAGATCGCTGCGGCCTTGCTGGATCGCGATTTGGGCGTTCAGCGCATTTTGGAGCGACGGGTCGAGCGAGACGTTTTGCGACCACTCGGTAACCGCTTGGCCCGTTGCCGGATCGGTGCTGGCGCGGGCATCCCAAGTCTGCGCTCCCCACGGCGTATAGATGGAAGGCCGGTTGGCGTAATTCTGCGTGACGAGGTTCTCACGCGAATACTTCGCTTCTTCGAGGGCTGCGCCTTTGTAGTCAGGCGGCTCGGGAATTGATTTCTTGCCCATCTTTCCTCTCCAGGTATCGGCAATCCTCGCGTTTCAGCGATACGATCACCAGACTACCATCTGGGTGCGCCCCTTCCAGCGTGGCGACCACTTTGAACCCGACGTGCTTGTCGAAGCGCAGTGCGCGTGTATTGCCACTGGGAACCACGCCGATCACCATATTGAGTCCCGCAGTGTCGAAGACGTAGGCAAAGACGTGACGCAGGAAGTCGCGCGTCACCCAATAGCCTTCGCCAGCAACGTGCATCTGGCATGACGCGCCGTTCCAGTCGTCGAAACCGACGACGCCCCGGATCGTGCCATCCCTCGCGACGTTGCCCATGCAGCGCAAGTTGGGTGTGGGCACATACTGGATGCGCTCACAGAGCCATTTACCCAGCGTGTCGTGGGGGCCGAAGACGATCATTGGTCACTTTCGCAAGCCGCGTGGTGTCGCTGCGTTTCGCGGCGGCCTTCGAGGCAGTGTGGTGTCGGGTGCGATGAACTGCGGGATTGGAGCGATGTCCAGGGACGGCAAGTCCCACTGCATCGGTTCCGGGCGGATCGCTGGCGCGATTTGAGTTGGGATGGCAGGTGGGGGTGGCGGCGCGAGCGAGATCGGAGGAGGCGGGGGCGCTAGCGCAATCGGAGGAGAGGGAGGGGCCACTGGCTCAAACGGCATTATTGGCGGTGCGATTGGCGGTGGCGGTGCGATTGGCTGAGAGGTTGTGGGCGTTGGCGCCGGGAATTGCGGCGAGCCGACCAACTGGACTGGATCGAACGCCTCGGGCAGATTGCTCTGTGGGGTGGACTGAGTCTGCGGACTCTGCTCCTCCGTCACTGGCAAGCGTGAAGCGATGGGTTCGCTGGCCGAGATGGGCTCAGGCAGCTGGGCAGGATCGGGTGCGTACAGCGGAACCTGCGCGCTGGCGAGCATCGAGCCCACGGGCGAGAAGAAGCCGAAGACGTTGTTTCCCCACCCTTCCGTGAATGGATTGTAGGTCGTTGGCGGCGCGCGTAGGGCTTCAATAGCCGCGTCGGACATGCGTTTTGCGCGCAAGTCGGCGATGCTGGGTCCGGTATACCGCTTTGGCGTCGGAGCCACGAATGGCGGCAAAGGCGAAACATCGCGCGTCTGCCACGATGGAATGAAGCCAGGGAAGCGAGCGTCGTAGGAGTCCGGCGCTTCGGCTTCCGTCGAGGCTGCGCGCAGTGCGGAGATCAGTGCGTTGGTTTCCGCCATCTACATCGCGCCCCCTAATTGTGCCATGACGTGATAACTGGAGAACGAGGTAGAGCCGCCTGCGCCGCGCACGCGCATTCGCAGTGCGCCGTAATAGCCGAGCCCGCGCACACCGACCCATATCTCCGCGACGTTGCTGGACGACGCCCAGCGCCCAATGTCCCACTTTGATTGGTCCCATTCGGACTGGGGATCTGGCGTAAAGGAGGGCGAGCCCGCGACGCCGCGCATCGAATATTGGGTGTTCAGGCGAACCTTGATCGACGGTGGCTGTTCGCACACGAAGATGGGGCGAGCCATCACGAACTGTTTCAGGATGCCCGGCGTTTCGTAGGCATTGAAGGCGGGCTGCAATTCGCCCGTCACGGCCTCTCCGAGTGTTCCATCCGTCTCGACGGCATCGAGGTCGCCATAGAACCCAAGGGCCACGCGCCGCGAGTCGGTGGCGAAGTAGAAGTCGCCACCGAACAAGCTGGATGCGGTCATCGACATATCGTGCAGGGTTGACCACGCGCCCGTGGTGACGTTCATCGCGTACTGCTGATAGAGCGCGCCCTGTGGTGGCAGGCGGATCAGCAGGATTTCCTGGGACGGAATGGTTTGCAGGTCGAAGCTCGGAAGATCCTTGAGTTCGCTGATGAGCGGCGAGAGCACGGGCTGCACCTTCGCGCTCGGACCCTGGCTCAGATCGACGGAGAACTGGCCGTTGACGAGTTTCGAGAGCGGCACGAGGCCGAGCTCGGACAGGATCATCACGTCGCCGCCATAGGACGTGAAGAAGCGCCCTTTGCGCGGCACGGGGCCGACGTACCAAAATCCCTTCAGGCCGAAGGTGGCGGCGCTGGTGGGATCGGTGCCTTGCCACACGGAAACGTCGCCTTCGGTGCCGATGACGACCATGAAATCGTCGATGCCGACTCCGGCGTCCATCGTCCAGTTCATCCCGGCGCAGATGTTGCCGCCGTGGTTGAGCATGGAGCCCATCTCGAACGCGACGGCAGTGCCGGTGATCGAGTCCACCGTGTCCAGGTAGAAGACCTGCGAACTGTCCTCGACGGCGAACCACACGCGGCGTTTCCAGACCCAGACGCGGGTCGGGTTGGCGGGCAGGCCGACGACGGCTTGATGCGTCCAAGTCGAGCCGTCATATGTCCAGTAGCCTGCTCCAGGCGACACGGCGAGCAGGAAGTTGCCAGCGGGATTGGCGAACTGGACCGTATCCCAATCGTCGAGCAGTGAACCGGTGCCTGACGCGGAGATTTCTGGCTGCGTCTCGGTCACATTCCACAGGTCGCCGCCCGAGGCTGCAAACAGCCGCCCATCTTGTCCGCCACCTGCGTTGTAGGCGAACAGCGACCCGATGTCGTCGGGTAGGGCCGTGGTGTGGTACTTCCATCCCGGTCTGAGGGAGACGCCGGTTCGCCGTGGGAGGAAGTTGCGTAGCAAGGTCGCGTCCTCCACCGGCATCTGCGTCACCGAGTCACGGAAATTCAGCCCTCCAATCGGCGCAGGCGACGACACCATCCGCGACACCCCCGACGCCGCGGATTTCTTCGGGACGCGGTTTGGGCGCGGCGCGATGAGCGGCATCGCTACCCACCGAAGCCGGTATCAGGCGTATTCGATAGGGGCTGGATGTAGGGGAAGCGGTATTCGCGCGTCATCGTCAGGACGGGAGCGCCCTTTTCTTGGCCCCATCGGTTGTCCGCGTTCAGCAAGAAGTCGCGCATGGCGGCGGAGGAGTCGAGTCCTTTCGCTTCCAGCCATTTCGCGCGCGTGTAGAGCGTGACCAGATAGCTGTCGAGCAGGATCACGTCGCCGTTCTTGGTGGCCCGGTTCTTGTAAAGGCTGTCGTTGTCCGCGTCGCGTACCCATGCAGCCGACTGGTAGTAGAAGACCAAATTCTGCGCCGAGGTGGGGGGCGAGAGGATGTAGATTTGCGACTCGCGCACCATCCAGTAGAAGGACAGCGTGGGCAGCACTTGGCGGACCAGCAGTTGCTGCCACATTTGCGGCGAGATCGGACCAATGGCGGGCCACTGATTCGTCTGGTTCCATTGCGTCTGGTCGATCCAATCGTAGAAGTCTTCTGGCAGATCGAATGCCTTTTGCGATTGGTTCGGCCCGTCGGCTTGGATTGTGATCGTGTAGGGCTTGGTGAGCTCCTGCCACTCGTACATGGTCAGCAAGTCCAGGCCCGCCATATTGACGGCCTGAACCATCTGCTGGATGCTGGGGTCGGTCGAACCGGCTGGATCGTTCGGAACGTCGTAACTGACCATCTGCGCGACGTTCTGGACGATGGCCGCGAGCGTCGAGTCGTTGACGATCTGATACGGCATGGCTTACTCGCTAGGCGTTGCGCGCTCTGTTTTCCCAGCGTTCATCTTGCGGTCTAGATCGAGCAGCTTGGCTTCGAGGCGGTCGATCTTGGTGTCGCGTTCCTTCAGTTCCTGGCGCATCTTGGCGAGTGGCGCATTGCCCTTGGCCATGTCGAGGAACGCGCTGGCCGAGCGTTTGTCGTCGCTGAAGCCGAAGAACTTCTGGCCCACCGCGTCCGAGGCGGACGCCAGTTGCTCGACCGTGGTGATGTTGAAGTAGCGGTATTCCTCGATCTTGGCGGGGGTCATCTTGGGCAGTGCCGAGAGGGGTGTGCCTTCGACGACGTTGCCTGCGCCAGCCAGCCACTTCTCGTATTTGTCGGCGAAGCGGCGGCGCGAGATTTCGTCAAGCGGGGTGTCGACGACCGAGAGCTTGTCGCCCGGCACCATGATCTTGATGTAGTCGATTTCCTTATAGATCGCGCGGCCCGCTTTGGCGGATTCTCCGGGCTGGAGGCATGGGCGGCGGTAGAACTGCACGAACAGCTTGCCGTCCTCGGCGAAGCGGCTTTCGTCGAGGCCGGGTGCATCAGGGACCACCGCCCAATCGGTCGGAGCCTCAATCGTGCTGGGAGTTGCCATCGGTCATGTGCTCCTAGGAGGTGTACTCGATCTTGAGGTCGGTCGTGGTGCTGCTCGCGCCGATGCGCCAGCCGCTGATGGAATCCTGATCGCTGCCGGTCAGGCCGATGCCTTCACAGACGGCCCCGGTGGCCTGCGAGTCGGCGGAGTCGTAGACGGCGGGATAGCTCTCGCTGACGGCACTGCTCGTTCCGGTCATGTCGTAATTGGCACTGGCGACACTGGAGTCGCTCGATCCGTCCAGTGTGGCGTAGGAGCGCACGTCCACGACGGAACCTGAGGTGGTGGGCAGTACGACGCCGCCCTCTTCGTACTCGGTCCAGCCCGTATTGGCCGGAGCGTCTCCGTAGGTGTAGTAGATCGTCGCGTCCACGGTATCGCACGCGATGGTGAATCTCACGGGGGAGTCGTCGGTGCCGACCGCGACTTTGCCTCCGGTGGGATTGAAGGTGGGTGTTGCGACCTGGGGCATGAGGGTTTTCCTCGGCGTGTGTGGGGTGGGAGCTTCCCCGACCCACTAGGCCGGGGAAACCCCACCCCGAGACAAATCAGTTCTGGATGCGTCCTTGGAACTGGGCACCCGAACAGGTCAGGTTGCCTGCCCAAGCCAGGATTTGGACCTCTGCGTCCTGGTTGATCGCGTATCGCCGGTTCGGGCTGAGCGCCACCATGTTCCGGTCCCGGTGCGGGCGCAGGAAGATGAACTTGGTGTTCAGCATGAAGCCGGTGTTGGCGGGACAGAATCCACCGATGCCTCCGTCGAGAACGGCGTCTGCGTCCATGAACTTGATGGACGGGAAGCCGAGGTCGCCGGTCTTCGGATCGGTGAAGCGTTGCTGGGCCTGGAGCGAAGCCATGTAGAAGGCCCAGTAGTTGTTATCGAGCACGATCAGATCTGGCCGATTCGAGCCTCGGACCAGATTGGCCCACAGGCTGTTCATGGCCCCCTGAATCGTGGACGCTGAAGGCGTCACGCTAGCGGCGGAGAAGTCGTAGAGCTTGGAGCGCCAGAAAGTCCACGTCGCGCGGTCGATGCCGCCGTAGGTGCCGGTCGTCGGATCGGAGGGCACGGCAGCAGCGAGGCCCGTGACTTCCTTTCCGCCACTGCCCGTTCCATCGGAGTAGATGGACTCGGCCAGTTTGTTCGCCATCGTGCTCTCGGCGACGTTAAGGCGTGCTTCGAGTAGGTCGATGAACTGCTCGCGACCTGCGTTCTGGAGCATTTCCAGACCCGACATAATCACAGGGCAGGCCAACTGCTTGATGTTGAACTCCGCGGCGGAGATCACGTCCGCCGCAGCGACGGGCAACAGGTCGTAGCCGGAGTAGAAACCGGCGTTGCCGTTTTGCTGGAAGCTGAGTTCTTGGAAGATCACGTTGCCGCCACCGAACGGCTTGACGTTGCCGCGCTGTTCGAGCTTGGCGAGCAGCACGTTGTTCTTGGTGACGTTGTCGGCGATCTCGCGTGTACGCGACTGGATTGTGGTTGCGATGATGTCCGTAACGGACGTATTGGCGAAAGCCATTATAGTTCTCCATGACTGAGCGCCCGAGGGCGCAAAGGGTTATGAGTCGCACATCGGTTCGTCGCAGGCGAACGATCTGGCTCAGTCATGTCCCAGGTGGTCTGGGTGGCATCCATTGCCATTTGACAGAGGGATGGGGCTGCCTTCTCAGAGGGATGAGGCAAAATGCCTTCCGCTATGGGATGGGGCGGCCTTCCGTTCTGCTGTTAGCTTGCAACTGGACATTATCAAGAACGGGAATGCTGCGCAAGGGCAGCTTCGATAGCGTTTCGAATATTCAGGCGCGCTGTTTTCGGGACACCCATCGCAGGGGCACCGGTCACGCTGACAGCGCGGTTCTTGGCGGCTTGTGCGGTCGAAGTCAGTTGCTGTCCGCCGACCGACTGTTGCCGTTTTTCGAGGACGGAGCGCACCTGGGGGTGGGAGAGGCAGGCTTGCTGGTAGGCCTGGAGCAGGGTCATCTCGCGTCCGCGGCGCTGCGCTACTTCCATCAGGTCGGCCATGTCCTCGCGCACGTCGGCGGCGAACTCGGCCCTCGCAAGGAAGTCGGACACCTCTTTGTGGGCGTCTTGGGCGATTGTCTGGCGCTGCTGAAGCTGAGCATTCTGAAATTGGCTCATGAAGTTACGGATTGGAGCCAGTTCCTGGTTCATCGTCTGTCGCAGCATCTGGGTGTTTGGGTCTGGCTTTTCCACCGAGCCGACGAGGGCGGAATCGAGCGTATTGATGAACGACGGACCGAAGCGGCCCACGCCGAAGTGCTCGATCAACCTCGCCATTTCTGCGGCTAGTTGGGGGGCCGGGGCGGTCCGCATGCGCGCCGCGGTCGCCATCACGTTCGAGACGGCGAGGGCATGATTGCCGCCCTCGGCCTGGATCAGCATGTCGTAGGGGGCGATGGCGCGCGACATCGAATCGGCGTATTTGCGCGCTTCTGAGGCCCCGTTGAGGCTGTCCTGGACTTCGCGCTCGCGGCGTGTGATTTCGACGCGTACTTCCTTGGGCAGTGCGGCCCAGTGCTCGCGCATCTGCGGTTTCCACGCGACGGGGGCTCTGTCGGCGCGCGGACCGGATCTTGGGCCGCGCTGGATGGCGGGTTCTGGGTCGGCGGCGGGCTCCCCTGGGGTTCGCCCGGTCTGCGGTGAGGGTTTTGACTCGGCGGGGAGGAGCAGCGGCTGTTCGCCGTCGCTTTGGCGGGCACCGGTCTCTTGCACCGAGGGGGTGGGGATCGTTTCTGAGGATTGCGACGTGGATCCGGCAGCGGAGCTAGGAGTGGGGGCTGCGCTTTCTGTCGCTGGGACAGCGGCTTCGAGTGCGTCGCGCAGGCTTGGGGTGGTGTCTTCGCTCATCGGCGTGCCTCCTTAAGGTCATAAATGGCGCGGATGATGTCCGAGCGCCGGATCGAGCCGCCATGTCTTAGGTACTGTTCTCGGTTTGCCGTTTTCTTCGCCCAAGTTTCGCGGAAGTCATCTGCGGTGGTCAGTCCATGACGCCGCATGTATTCGCGGTGTTTGGTGCGGGTCGAGATGTCGCAGCCATCGGTGGCGCGCAGGCCGTCGTAGTGGGAGTCGCCGATATATTTGAGGGGCGGCTTTTTCTTGCGCCGCTCCGCTTCGGTGTCCACTTCCACCAAGTGACCCGTTTTGGGGTCGATGCGATAGGTCTTTTTCATTTTCTCGCCGGTTTTCGTGTTTCTCGAACCGCTGCCAAGTCGTCCTCGTCTTCTTCTTCGGCGAGCTCGTCTTCCTCGGCTTGTGCGTATTCTGTGGTTTCGAGTGCTTGCTCGTCCTCGGGGCTCTCCGCCATGTCCGGGTAGCCTTGTTCCTCGCCCTCTAGTCCAACGCCGAGCGGGGCGGGGGAGGGTGGCATTGGGCCTGTGGGTACCCCGCCCCCTTGGTCGTAGGTATCGGGCAGATTCGTCGCGAAGTCGATCAGGCGGGCTTCGTTTTGCAGTCTTTGCTGTTCGTTACGCAGCAGTTCGATCATATAGGCCATCTTGTATTCCATCGGCATGCTTTGTCACCTCACGATTGGTGGTAACTGTGTGTTTGGCTGCATGGCGGCGCGTGCCATTTGGTTCAGTTGCAGCACTTGGGCCTGGGTTTCGACGTTGGTCTTTTGCGCGCGCGCTTTTCGCTCTTGTGCGCCCGCCATCTTTTCGGCCACTTCGGCTTGTTGCATGGGGCTTGGGGTCGGGGGCTGCATCCCTTGGTTTTGCAGCTGTGCGATGGCCTGATCGAGCACGCCTTCGATCTGGCTTGAGACGCGGAACTTGGCGACGGCCCATTGCATCAATTTGAGGAAATACTGGGCGCTTCCTGGCACGACCTGCGCCAGTGGGGCGACTTGGGAGACGAACGCGCCGAGTCCTTGGAGGAACTGGACCGCGGCATCGCGTTCTGCGGCCCAATCGAGTGCGGCCATCGAGTCGGCCTCGACGTGGATGCGGTATTCGGCGAGTTTTTCGTCTTTCAGCAGCGCAACGGCCCCTTGTGCGTGCTGTGCATCTGGGGTTCTGAGGATGTTGGACTGTTCGATGATGGTTTGCGGTTGGAAGTGCCTTGAGATGATCTCGGCCTTGATGCGGAGCAGGTTCGTGACCCATTCGGCGATATAGAACTGGTTCAGCTGGACGCGGGTGGACCCGAACTGGGCTTTGATTTGCTGGGCGGTGGCGGTTTCCGAGGCCCTTGTGGCGCCGCGCATGATGTCCGAGACGCCTAGGACTTCGTAGATTTGCATGGTCTTGTCTTGGCGGTATTGGCGCAGGTGTTCGATGGCGGAGGTGACCTGTTCGATGGGCACCCAGTCCACCTTGCCCTTGATGCCGCCGCCTTCGGCGAAGCCAGCCCAATTGTCGACGGGGATGAGTTGGTTTTCGGCGGCCTGTTGGAACAGGCGCTGGAGGCCGACGTTGTTCTTATCGTAAACGCCCGTCACTTTGGCGGCGCGGGTAAGCCACGAGATGCGGGTATTGATTTCGTCCAGTTCATTGAACTGGTCTTGGGCGAAGATGTAGTCGGCGCGGGCGATGAAGTTGCTCGTGGTGACGTTGGCGATGAGGGGTTTGGGGCACGGGAAGAATCCGTCGAGTTCGAGGGGGTCGTCCACGAGGTCCAGGATGGTCGATTGTCCGCGCGCGTACCAATACACGCGGCGGTCGGGTTTGTTCCAGATTTCGAACACTTCGGCCTTGGCCCAGGGGTCGTTTTCCGGGGTGCCGGTCGATTTGTCTTGGCGCTGGGCGGAGAAAAGCGGGACGGCCTCACCGATCTCCTCGCCGAAGCGGGCGACGAGTTGGTCGCGCGTCATATAGACCCGGCGTGCGACCCAGCGCACCTCTTCCCACACCCTTGCGGGCGAGTAGAGGAAGTCTTTCCAGTAGATGTAGTCGAGTGGGGCATCCTCGAAGACGATGCGTTCGACCATCTGTTCTGGGGCGATTTCGGTGCCGGTCATGGGGTCGACTTGCGCGGGGATGACTTCTTGCTCTGTTTTGACGACGTAGCGCATCCAGGCTTGGCCGAGTCCGACGATGATCCAGTCCTCGATGCCCTGGCGGATGGTCGAGTCCCAGCTCGACGTATTGTCGTCGAAGGCTTGGTTGAGCAGGCGCTCCATGATCTGGCCTGCGACGCGCGCTTGGTCGTCGTCGGCATCGAGGAACGAGCGCGCCACGTCGGCGCGCGGGGGTCTTGCGTAGAGCAGGGACATCAGCACTTTGGTAGTGCTCCAGAACAAATTGACGCGGCTTTCTTCCTTGTGCCATTCGTCGCGGCGATCCAGGTAGCGGCGCGTGATGCGGTCTGATTCCTCGTGGAACCTATGCAGTTCCTTTTCCGCGGCTTCGATTTCCATGCCCCAGCGTTCTGCGAGGCCGGAGGGGGTATCGGAGAAGTCCGACAGCGATTCGGCGCGTTGCGTCTGATTCATTAGCCGATCCGTCCATCCTGTGTTGGCAGGCAGTCCCAAATATCATCGAGTCTGAACGAGTATGCGCTTCGCACGAGGGGGCGAGCGGTTTCGGCGGTGGTCTGCGGCTTTGCGGTCACGATTTTGTCACTTGCGAGGGCCAGATACCGGAAGGCATCGGAGGCGTGGCTATGGGAGTCGTGTTTGGGGCGGCTTCTGAAGGTCTGGGTGCGTTCGTCCCACTCGCGCATGTAGGCGCGCAGGTGCTCGATGCCGTCGTAGGTAGCGGTTTCATCGAAGTGGCAGTGTGGGAGCAGCCAGCGCGCGGCTTCGATGCCGTCTTGGAGGGACAGTTCCGGCACGATCCGTGGGACGACGCCTGCGGCGAGGAACTGTTCGATGATGGTTTTGCCCGTTTGCAGCGATTTCGCCTTGGCATCGTGCGGGAGGTAGACCGTCCCCACCCGATACGGGCGTGATTTCACCCACTCGATGTAGTGAGCGATTTCGCGTCCATCGGACTCGTAGAAATCGACCAGTCGGTAGCCATCGCGGGTGGTTTGCCAGCCCCACCAGCTACAGCTGTCCGTGTATCCCAAATCCGCGACCAGATCGACCGGCAATTCCGGGTCTGCTGGGAATTGTCCGACGCGACCCGCTTCATACGCTTCGCCGATCAGTTTGGCGAAGTACGCCCCTGGCACTGCGGCATCGAAGCTGATCTCGTACTCGGTGGCATAGGTTTCATCGGTCATCTGCGCCTTGGCGTCGCGCAGTTCGTTTGGGTGCAAAATCTTCGTGCGGCTTGCGGGCAGTTCCATCAGCAGATGGGTTTTCGGGTTAAGGCGCGCTTCTTCGCGCATTTGCCAGAAAAAATTCTTCCCCGCAGGAGTCCCAGCGAAGATGGCCCATCCTCTCCGATCCGAGAGTGCTGGGCGCAGGACGGAATACCACGCGCTTGGGCGAAGCTGGCCGACTTCGTCTAGTACGACGCCATCGAAATACATGCCGCGCCACGCATCCGGGTGATCCGCGCCGCCGACATAGATCGTGCTCACGCTGCCCGCTCCATTTCGGATTGCGACGTGCAATTCGCTCTCATTCGGCGACTTGGCCCAAATCGGGCGACTCAAATCCTTCAGATAAGTCCACGCCACCTTCTTCGCCTGATCCCGAAATGGTGCCAAGTAGGCGTACTGCGGCTTTGGCTGTCTGCACTGAAGGGCGGAAATCATCAGATCCGCGCACATCGCAACCGTCTTGCCCGCCCTGCGATGCGCCACCACCACCGCCCAGCGTGCCGCTCTGGTGTGCAGGGGTAAAAACACCGAGCGCGGACGATAGGTATTAATGTCCAGACTCTTCCCCCGTCAGCCCGGTAGTCGCCAGCAACTCAACCTCTCCCTGGGACACCGCCATGCGATTTGCCGACGCATCCACCTCGCGATTCGGCAACCACGCCAAATTGATCGTCACCGGCGAAGCGTGCTGCTGATTCACCTCCTCGCGCCAACGCATCTGCGACTTCGTCCACCAAATCAAACACGCCGTGTCCCCAGACATCGCCTTGGACCACAGACGCCGACCAATCTCCACATTCGCCTTCGCCCTGCCCTCGGCAAGTTCTCTAGGGAAACACTTTCGCAGCGTATCCACACAAATCCCACCACGAATCAGCGCCGCAATCTGTTCCTGCGGCACCCCAAAACCACTGAGCTCCTGCGCCAAAAGCCGCTCACCATCGGTAGGGACAAAACTAGGACGCCCCACAGGGATCATCCCATCGAGCAGACCCGCGCCATTGTCGTCCAACATCGACATCCAATATGCCAGATGCCCCCGGCACCATGCAACACCCACACACAACTAAATTTGTCCACTGCCCCCGGCACCGTACAAACCCCGTGTCGGGTGCCCGATGCGCAAAAAGCGCAAAAAGCGCGAAAAGGGTGGCCCCAGCAAACCGATGCGCGAAAAGCGTGAAAAGCGCAAAAAGGGTGACCGGGCTTTCTGGCTTCGCGCGACTCGCGGCATCGATCTGTCCGGTGCCCCCAGCACCGAGCAAACCGATCTGTCCGGTGCCCCCGGCATCTGACACCCCGAGGGGGACTCAAAATCGATAGGAGAGATGTGGGAGGGGGTGTCTATAGACTGAGGTACCCCACCCGGCGACGAAAGGGGGGGTAGGGGTAAACCCACCCGATTTGACATAAGATTAGTTATCAGCAAGCTGCCGGAACTCGCGCTGTTCCCGATCAGACATAACGGCATCGTCGCGCTGTTCCCGGTCGGGAATAACGGTAGCGTCGCGCTGTTCCCGATCAGACATAACGCGGGCTCGGCTCGCGGCGCGAGGTCGGCTGCCCGCGGAGCGAGTCGCGCGCACCCGGCGACTCCGCCCAATTTGACATAACACGACAAAGCGAGAAGCCGTGCGTTTTAGGGGTTGCCAGCACGTTTCTGTGCTATTGTCGGCGGCATGCGGCAATTCCGCCGCGAAAAAGGGAGACTGAACATGGCCCAGCACTACAGCGACGAAACCCGCGCCGCGGATCCCCACGCGCTGCCTGACGTGGAAACGTTCTACGTGACCTCAACCAACCAACGGTTCACGCGCGGCTGGTACTGGCAAGCATGCTTCCCGGGATGCTTGCCGGATTCCGAGCCTTTTGGTCCATTCGAAACTGAAGCCGAAGCTCTTGCCGACGCACGCCGCTAAGCCGAAACGCCCCTCGTGGGCGTCCGCCGGAATAGCCACCCGGCGCTGATGAGGCAGGCTCAACCAACCAAAGGAGAGAGCATGTTGAGGAAAGACTGGTGGATTGAGGACGAA